CAAAGAATTCAAGATCAAAGAACTGCCGTTCAAAGAGAGAGAATAAATGCCTCTAAAAAAAGGTAGTAGTAATCGTACAATAAGTGCTAATATATCTAAACTGAGGAAAGAAGGTAAACCTCAGAAACAAGCAATTGCGATTGCTCTACAGAAGGCAGGTAAAAAAAATGTCAAAAAAAGAAAAACAAAAAGTTAGCCCTTGGGAGACGGTAGATAAAGAAGTAGTAGGATCTTTAACTAATGAATTTAAAGCATTACATACTTTGTATATGTCACAAGGCGTAGATCCCCTAGCTATTGCTAGTTCTTTTTTAGCTGCTGGACAGTGGGCAATGAACAAAGAATTAGGTTTAAAAGAGACACAAGATTTGTTAAAGTTATTGGCAAATTATAAATATGAGGTAATACCTCAAACAAATAGGACGATACACTAATGTTAAAACCAGTTGATAAAAAGAAAAATCCAGGTCTAGCAAAGCTACCAAAAGGAGTCAGAAATAAAATGGGCTTCATGAAAAACGGCGGCGAGGCTAAAAAATTTCCAGATCTAAGTGGTGATGGCAAAGTTACGATGAAAGATGTTTTAATGGGCAGAGGTGTTATCAAAAAGAAAAATGGTGGTATGGTTTTGGAGATAGGGTTACGCCCAGCTACTGCAAAAGAAAACAAGATGGCAAAGAAAATGATGAGCAAGAAGCCTATAAAGAAAGCAAGCGGTGGTATGGTTCGGGGCACAGGAGCTGCCGTCACAGGAAAAGGTTTTAAGGGAGTATTCTAGTGGCTGACGATAAAGATAAAAAAACTAGCTTGAAAGAAAAGGTAGGTCTTTTCATTGACAAGAAACTAACTTTCGGTGGAGGACTATCAGTATCACAAAAAATTATTGATGCAGCAGAAGAGGCTGTGGGAGTAGACTCCTATAAAGATATCGAAACTCAAGCACAGTTTGATAAGTTTAAAAAAATCATGAATCAAATGGCTCAACAAGAAAGACAGGGAGAAACACCTGCTAAAGGCGCCTCTGGTGGTATGGTTAAAAAATTTAAAAATGGTGGGTCAGTTGAAGGTAAAAGACTCACACGCACAGTTCCCCCTAAGAAGGGACCTAACTCTCAAGGTATGAGAGGAACCGGTATTGCGATTCGTGGTACCTCATTCAAAGGAGTATTTTAATGGATATGGTTAAAAAACTTTGGAACGATCACCCAAAAAAGAAGTGGCTAGTAATCGGTGTAGTAATCGGTTGGGCTGCTGCTCAATTCATCTAATCAATGTTATCAAAATTATTAGGCGGATCTTTAGTTGACACTGTCGGTAAAGTTATTGACAGTGTCCACACCTCAGAAGAAGAGAAACTCGCCGCAAGAAATAAACTCAAAGAACTAGAAAACGAAATTAATTCCAAACAAATGGATATTAATTTAGCTGACGCTAAGTCTACTGCTACAGGTATTGGTGGTATTATGCAGCGGTCGTGGCGCCCCCTCATCGGGATGTCCTGTGCCCTAGCGATATTGTGGGAATTCGTATTAAAACAATTTATCGTTTTCATTTTAGCTGCTTTCAGCATTCAACATAACCCGCTTCCAGAGCTTGACATGTCGACTTTATTCCCGCTCGTCACAGCTTTACTCGGAATGTCCGGGCTCCGCTCTTGGGAAAAAAGTAAGAAGCTTACCAAATAGTGGAAGTAAATATATATTCAGCAATTTTACGTCTAATAACTACTAGACAAGACGATATAAAGTCTGTAATTCTAGATGGAAACGTAGAGGACTGGGCGAATTATCAATTCCTAGTTGGTCAGCTCACTTCTCTTCGCAAACTCGATGCAGATGTTAGGGATCTGTACCGCAAATGGGAGGTAGACGATGACGTCACAGACGGGGCTGATCATGCCCAAAGAAAAAAAGATAGTGGGGATAAAACCCGCTGAGAAATCTGAAGAAGAAAAATCTGACTTAAGCAAAGTCCCCAAACCAACAGGTTGGAGATTAGTGGTTCTTCCGTACAGAGGAGTAGGAAAAACCAAAGGTGGAGTTTTATTAACTGATAAAGCAGTAGAAGAACAACAGATCGCTTCTGTTTGTGCTTTAGTTCTAGAAGTCGGACCCGATGCTTACGCCGATAAAGAAAAATTTCCAAATGGAGCTTGGTGTAAAAAAGGGGATTGGGTAATCATTGCTCGATATGCTGGATCTCGAATCAAAATCGAGGGAGGCGAACTCAGAATTTTAAATGATGATGAAGTGTTAGGGACTGTTGATAGTCCTGAAGATATTTTAGGAGTGGTAACATGAACGAAGTAGATAGACAAGTCGCTGAACTGCAAGCGCAATCTAATGAAAATAAAAAAGAAAAATATTCTGTGGAAGTTGAAAGCGAAGATGTTGCCGCTGAAACAGAAGAAAAAGAAATAGAACTTCCTCAAAAAGAAAATACTTTTGAAGCAGAGGTTGTTGAAGACGAAGCCCCCGTCGTTGAAGATAAATCAAAGCAAGAAGAAGTTAAAGTAGAAGAGGAAGAACCTAAAAAAGATTCAAAAGAAAAATATAGTAAGAATGTTCAAAAGAGATTTGATGAATATGCTTATCAACTTGGTGAATCTAGACGACGTGAAGAAGAAGCTTTAGAGATTGCTAAAGCAATCAAAGCCGACAGAGATAAAATTCAAGATGAGTTATCTAAATTAAATACCGGGTACGTTGGCGCCGAGGGTGGGCGTATTGAAAGTTCTATGGAAGCTGCAAAAGCTAAACTGAAAAAAGCCATGGATGATCAAGACGCTGACGCAATGGCTGCAGCACAACTTGAAATAGGTAAATTAGGATCTGATCAAGCTAGATACGAGCAAATGAAAGCTCAACAAGAGGCTTTAGCAAAGGCTCCAAAAAAAGAAAAAGAGGTTGAAATACCTCAAGCACAACCGCAACAGCCTGTTAAAGATCCAAAAGCTGAAGCATGGGCCGTGGACAATGATTGGTTTGGCAGAGATAAAGTCATGACCAATGTGGCATATGCGATTCACGAAGATTTAGTCAATCAAGGGGTTGATCCAAGAACAGATTATTACTATACTGAGATTGATAAACGTATGCGTGAAAATCTTCCGCATAAGTTTAAACAAGATTCTTCTTCAACAGAAGAACCCGCAACGCAACAGCCCGTCCAGACTGTTGCAGGCGCAAATCGAAACAGAGGCACAGGACGCAACGTAGTTAAGTTGTCAAGTTCAGAGGCGGCTATCGCTAGAAGACTTGGTCTTTCCAACGAGCAATATGCGTCGGAAAAACTAAAGTTACAGAGGAGGTAACATTATGGTAAATAAGACACCGAGATCTGCATCCACAAGGGATAAAGAAGCACGCACTAAACACTGGCAGCTACCTAGCTCGCTTGATACACCAGAACCACCTGAGGGTTATAAATTCAGATGGATTAGGGAATCAGTTAGAGGATATGAAGATAACAAAAACGTTATCGGTCGAATTAGACAAGGTTATGAACTTGTTCGAGCAGACGAATATCCAGACTTTGATTTTCCTAGCGTATCTGAAGGTAAGAACAAAGGTATAGTTTCGGTGGGCGGATTATTACTGGCAAAGGTGCCATTAGAGATTGCAGCGGAGAGAGATCAATACTACTCCGATCAAACTAAACATCAACAGGAAGCTGTTGATAACGATCTTCTAAAGGAACAACATCCTGCAATGCCAATTAATAAACCCGAGCGACAAACTAAAGTTACGTTCGGTGGCTCGAAGAAAAGTGAATAATTTTTAATCGACCTAGACGTAACACTTACTAACAACACATATACTAAGGAGTATTACAATGGCAAATCAAGACGCCCCTTTCGGTTTTAGAGCTGTAAGAATGTCAGGTTCCGCACCATCTTCAAATGGTCAAACTCAATACCTGATAGCTAACGGCTATGACACCGCTATATTTCAGGGTGATCCAGTCGAGATGGTTGCTGGTGGTTCTCTCAATGTGGCTAACGGTGCCGCTGATGTGATGGTAGGTGTTTTAAATGGTGTAGAATTTGTAGATACTACAACAAGAAAACCCACTTTCAGAAACTTTCACGCAGCAAGCACAACCGCATTTGATGGAATTATCAAAGCTTTCGTGATTGATGACCCCGACCAGTTATTTGAAATTCAAGTATCTGGTGCATTTACAAACGCAGATATTGGAGCAACAGCTAATCTGACATACACCGCAGGTTCTACAATTAACGGAATATCAAAAGTTGAAGTTAATTCTGGAGCTATCGGCACAGGTGCAGATTCAGCAGTGAAGATTGTTGGTTTATCAGGAGATCCTGAAAACAATGACACATCTTCAGACAATGCAAACATTATCGTGAAAATCAACAAGCACTTATACAGTGCTAATACAGCAGGTATATAGGAGGTTAAACTATGGCTATATCTAGAAGTCAACTCGTTAAAGAGTTAGAGCCAGGTTTGAACGCTCTGTTCGGCTTGGAATATTCACGTTACGACAATGAACACGCTGAGATCTTTGATGCTGAGTCATCTGACAGAGCATTTGAAGAAGAAGTAATGTTAGCAGGTTTTGGAACCGCCCCAACCAAACAAGAAGGTGAAGGCGTATCTTTCGATACAGCTAACGAAACATTCACAGCACGCTATACACACGAAACAGTAGCACTTGCATTCTCAATCACAGAGGAAGCTGTAGAGGACAACCTTTACGACAGACTCGCTGCGAGATATACAAGAGCACTTGCTCGTTCAATGGCAAACACAAAGCAAGTAAAAGCTGCCGCTATTCTTAACGACGCTTTTGCTGCTGCAGGAGCTGCAGGAAGCAACCCTGGTGGTGACGGTGTGTCACTTATCAACACACAACACCCACTTCAAACAGGTGGTTTCTTATCAAACAGACTTGCAACAGATGCTGACTTGAATGAAACTTCACTCGAGCAATCCTTAATCGACATCGCTGATTTCAGAGATGAGAGAGGCTTAAGAACAGCTATCCAAGGTATGAAACTTATCATTCCAAGACAGCTACAGTTCACAGCTAACCGATTAATGGAGTCAACATTAAGGACTGGCACAGCAGATAATGACATCAATGCCATCAGAAACATGGGAGTGATCCCACAGGGTTATGTGGTAAACCACTACCTAAATGATGCAGATGCTTTCTTTATCAAAACTGATGCCCCTAATGGCTTCAAACACTTTACCAGAACACCATTAAAGACAGTGATGGAAGGTGATTTTGATACAGGCAATATCAGATACAAAGCAAGAGAGAGATACTCATTTGGTTTCTCAGATCCACGTTGTGTATTTGGTACATCTGGTGCATAATATTTAAATCCTTTCGGATTAATTTATAAGGGCGGTTGTCTTTGACTCCGCCCTTTTTTTATGCCATATTGAAATTCTAGCAGTTAATAGTTATGCACACTGGGCTAGCAGACGGTATAGAGACTGCATAACGAATGGTCTATACAACCAAGGAGGTTTATTATGGCTACACACTTTAAAGGGCCAATATTATTTTCAGCGCAGAGACCTGCACTAGAAAATTTAAATATTGCCAGATGGAATGATCAATTCATTCAGTTCGATGATTACGATCATGGAGCAATTGATGAGACACTAAGATGGACAATCGTTAAAGATTCAGGAGCAGCCGCAGCTATCGTTGCAGATGCTAGATCTGGTGAACTCAGCTTAACTTCAGCAAACACAACAGACAATGACGGTGCTTCAATTCAAGGTAAACAAGAGTATTTTTCTCTTCCTTCAACAGCGGGCGACAAGTTGTATTATGAAACAAGAGTTAAAGCATCTGATGTCGATCAGATGGATGTTCTTGTTGGATTAACAGAAACATTTACAACTAACCCTGAGGCTGCTTTACTTTCTGCTAACATCATTGGTTTCTTATTAACTGATGGTAGTGCGGTTATCGCAGGTATTACTGAAGCAAGTGGCACACGAACTACTGTTACATTTTCAGATACAACCTTATCAACTTTAACTAATGATACTTACGTAACTTTAGGTTTTGTTGCAACAAAGGGAGCGACTTCTTCCGAAGACAAAGTTGATTTTTATATCAATAGAAAATTTGCAGGAACAAGTAAGACTAACATTCCAACAGCAAATATGAAATTAGCTGCTATGAGTATATCAGGTGATGCTACAGGTCAGAAGGTAACAACTTTAGATTACATGATGGGTGCTCAAGATAGAGATGTAACATACGCTGACGGACCTGCGTAAGGAGTAAATCATGTCAGTAACAAGCATTAAATCAAAACTGTTTAAGGCTGTTTCTGCTAGTACCACAGCTATTGCAGCAGGTCAAACTTTAGGCGGAGCCGGGAACATGAACTTGACAGGAACATCTGTTAGTGATGGTTCCAATATGGACACAACTGTTACGCTCACATCTACAGGTAACATCTCAGGTGTAACCTTTACTGTGACAGGAACTGATGCTAGCGGAGCTGCACAAACTGAAGATATTACAGGACCTAACAATAATACTGTGACTGGTTCAAAGAAATTTCTTACAGTAACGCAGATTGCAGCAGACGCAGCAGTTGGAACAAATACTTCTGCAGGTTTTACCGCTACTACAGGTACGCAAGGTATTGTATTTGCAGGCGCCACTAGAATTAGAGGCTTGCATGGAGTCAGTAGTTCAACTGCTGGTGCTTTAATAATTAGAGAAACTTCACAAAGTGGTTCTAAGTTATTAGAGATCGACACTCCTGCTGCCGCAGGTCAAGTTGATCCTTACATTCCTGATGAAGGTATCCTCTTTAGAAACGGTGCATATATCGACATTAGTGCTGGTTACGACAGTGCTACAATTTTTTTTGATGGGTAATGGCAGAT